CCGATTTTCGCATCTGGCCCAGCGACGGTTTCTTTTCTGCCAACAAGTTTCAGAATCCAATCTTTGAACGGCGTAGTCCACCCTTTCACTCGTCCGATTTTCGCGTCCGGGCCTACAACTGTGCCAGTAGCCGCCGCGCCTACCATTCCAAGAATCCATGTCTTGAACGATGTTGTCCACCCTTTTTTCCTGCCGATTTTCGCGTCCGGGCCTTTGACTGTGCCGTCGCTGTTTTTTTCGTCGGAAGAGAGAACGCTGGCGAACCAGTCCACAAGCTTAGTCCATCCTTTTTTAACAAGGCTTACCCCAGCATTAACCACTGCTGTTCCGAATTGAGCCGCCTCGTTAAGCCATTCCGTGATGGTTGTCCAGCCGCTTTTTTTCAAGCCAACCTCAACGTCGAAACTGCCGCTTCTTCCTGAAGAACCGTCGCCCTCTTCAAATTCGCTCCCGCCGCCGTCTCCTCCAAACAGCCACTTAATGATTGCCGGGATGGTGAACACAAAGCCTAAATTGCCGCCAGTTGCAAGCGCTATAGGGATTCCAATCCATTTGGAGACGACATCAATCAGCTTATCCGTTTCCTCTTGGCTCAACTTGCCATCGTGGTCGAAAAGCAAAGAACCAAACGCGATTGATAGCGTAAGCCCTATGAGAGAACCGACAACCGCTCCGACTGGCCCTCCAATTAAGAAGCCGATGCTTGCGCCTGTGAGTAACCCAAGTCCAGCTATGACTTTCTCTGCTATTTGCTCTCCTGTTAAGTCGCCCCAGTCAAAAAGAACGTCCCCGACAGTGATTTTAAAACTGTCAAGGAATCCTTGCGCTGTCTGCGCCCATTGCGGGAGTTCGGTATCAACCCAAGAAATGCCAGAGCCACCGCCGCCAGAGCCGCCGCCCCCGCCGCCGCCTTGCGGTTGCCAGATGTTCATTTCATCAAGCCCCGAAAGCTGACGTTTGGCGTTCTTCGCCGCGTTTGCCGTGTCGTTTAGGCTGTCTGCAAGATTGCTTTGATTCTGGACGGCCTTTTTGTATGTCCCTTGACCAGTCAAGATTGCTACGAACATACTTACCGCGTTTGCCGCTTCGATAAGTTTGGAAATAAGCTTATCCAGAATCGGCGCGACGGCTTTTATAACAGGAGCAAATGCCGCGCCCCATGCCAGTTTTAAATCTGACAGTCTGCTTTTGAGCGAGTCAAGTATAGCTTTCGTCTCCTCGTCCTGCTCTGCAAATGCGCTGACGGCCTCCTTGATATAATTCCTGAGTTTCCTGAACAGGATGAACAGTGAACGGATACCAAAGCCCCACTTAAGAATGCCTTTAAACCCGGAGGAGATACTGCCGTTGATAGACTGCATAGTGTCCTGCAACGCCTGCCGCCTCGCCTGCGCTTCTGCTTCTTTTTCGGCTTCTGCGGCTCGTTGGGCGGCGATGCGCTCAAGTTCCCCGGCTCTGTTTACTTGTTCTTCATACTGCGCGTTTTGCTGGGCAAGGATTTCTTTTTGCCGTTCAAGCTGTGCTGTCTTCTCTTCGACTTTGGCCAGCGCCGCCTCTTCTTTCGGGGCAAGTCTGTCCATCGTCGCTTCGCTCTCAGCCAGCGCCGCGTTCTGCTGTTGGAGTTCATACTCCATTTCGGCCTGCGCCTGTTTTCTGGCCTCAAACTCCTCAAGTCCAACGTCGCCAGAGCGCCCTGACAAAGCGGCTTCGTTTTCTGCTTTTTGGGCGTTGATAGCCTCGATTTCGGCGCGCGCTTCTTCTGCGGCATGGCGCGCGGCCTCCATCTGCTCGACGATGCCGTTGTGTTCGTTCTCTGCCTTGCTGACAGCCTGCGTTGCCTTGTCGATTTCGTTCTGGGTCTTGTTGATTTCCTTGGTTGACCGCTCGATATCTTTGTTCAGGTCAATTAACTTCTTCCGCGCGTCAGCGTCATCCGCGTCTACACGGAAAGTGATGTCGCCTTTTGCCATTAAGATTCACCCCCGCCCCACTCTTTCAGCATGGATTCCTCTGCCGCTGAATAATGGGTCTTCAGATGTACGATGTCCGCGTTCCTCGCGGCCCATTTTCGTTCTTCCTTTGTCAGCGATTCCCCACGCGCGCGCTTCTCCCGGATGGCGATTATCTGCCCCAGCGTACAATCGCCGCCTATCTCCATGAACGCGCTTACAAACGTCCACCAGTGCAAGCCGCCAGTGTTAGTTATCGGGTCATATGGGACAGCGCGCGCCTCAAAGCCAAGCACCCTGTTTACCGGGGCGATGATATACTCAAAGTCCTGCTCCCAGTCCATGACGCGCGGCTGTTTTTTGTCTCGCGTTTTGCCGCAGTCGATAAAGTCGAAACAGGCTTCGATTGCTTCGCGGATATCGTCTATCTCTTCCGGGTCAACGTAGAACATTCCCAGAACGGCCTCGACGCGGTCATACCCGTCAAGTTCCGGGTCGTTCAGTGCCTCGAAAATCTCAAGGATGACGCGAAAATCTGTTCGTATCTCCAGTTCTTTGCCGCCGACTTCGACGGTTGTTGGTAGTCCGTACTTCATGATAAAAAAAGGGGCGCATAAAAATGCGCCCTATCACTTCTTGTTGTACTTCTTGAGATACTTCTGGAGGCGCGGATTCGTGGCTTTCTGCTCCCGCGTGTAGCTGGTGTCGATTTCGTCCATGATGGCCAGAAACAGATTCGCCCAGATAGGCAGGCCGTCAGACATGGCATAGATGCTGACAGTCCCCAACAGCGGCTCACACACGGGAACGCCGAACAGGGAGTCCACGCGCGCGCGCATTTTCGCGTCCGCGTCGCGCGCAACTTTGAACACGGCCGCGTTATCTTTCGCCGCGTCGATGTCCTTTTTGTACTGCTCCTGCTCCGCGTCCAGTTCCTCAAACTGCTTGTACAAATTTTCGATGAACGTGATGTCCGTGGGGTTAAAACTAACGGTCACAGCGTCGTTAAGAGTGTACTCAACTACGCCAGTGTCGATGTTTAAGGATTTCATGTTTTCCCCTCCTTATCTTTCCCGGTTCAGGGGTCGGGCGTGAACGTAACCACGCCGCCAGCGTTCTTGGAGGCCGTGCCAGTCTTCCGCGTACCGCCATATGTCACGTTCAGAGGCATGGAGATGTTGCCGCCGCCCTCGCCGCCGATGCCAGTGGTTTCCACCATGCAGGCGCTATAGCGCTCGGCGAAATTCCCGGTCGCGTAGAAGTGGACGATAAGCATATCCATGTTGGACAGGCTCTGCGCGTCTTGGTCTTTGATTGCCAAATTCCACAACTTGACGATGGCCACGTCGCCGCCGTCCAGTTCATAGGGGTCGAAACTCTGAGTCACGACGGGCTTCTTCATGATGCCGTAGGTATCGCCAAGGATATCGCGCTTGGTTTCGGTCGCCCAGTCCATGCCAGTGCTGGAGTCCTCGACGCGCTTGCCGATGGCGCTCCAGACAGGCTCGGCGGCAGTGCCAGTGTTCAGGTACGCGATGAGTAACTCTCTGGCGATGGTTTTGCCGGGGTCGGTGCTGAAAGTGATGTCAGCCATTTAAATCACCTCATAAAGTAAATTCAGTTGAATGGCGTGGTCTTCCGCGTTGTTATCATAGCGCGCCATAGTGGACGCGCCCGTCGCACGGGAAACACGCCAGCGGTTCAGCCCCAGAGGGAGTTCCGGGGGATTGTTCTCTGCCCATTCGCCCATCGCGTTCAGCGCTTCGTCCGCGTCCAGCCGTTCGTTGGCGTTGGACGCGATGAGACGATAGACAAGCTGGAATTCGTACTGTGCCTGATAGCCGCCGTTGATGTACTGCCGGGTCTTGTACGCCGTCTGCACAGTGGAAACACACAGCCCGGATGTCTTGCCAAGGAATTCAAAGTCAACCTTGTTCAGGGGTTTAATATCGCAGGAATTCAGCCATCTCAGAACGGTTCTGGAGATGAGCGCCTGCTCCTCGGCTGAGACGAGTATTCTTACGTTGTTATCCATCTGTGTATATCCTCTTTCCGATTTCCTCCCAGCGCTCCATGTTCCGCGCGATGGATGCCTCCATCCACCGGGATGTCGCGTCAGCGTGAACAGCCGTGGAGATGTGTAACGGTGTCGTGGTCGGCCTTAACGTCGCGCCTTTCGGCCAGCGCCATCCAACCTCAGGAATGTAACGCGGCCCTTTGCCAGTGGCGGCGTTTACCATCCTAACGCCGTAATAAAGATACCTCGCATACGGGCCGGGATAGATAACCGTGCTACCTTTGACATACGTCCGATTCGTCAGTGACAGGGTCGCGGCAGGCACAAACCGCGCCGTGTCTTTCATGATTTGCCATGCCAGTGCTTTTTCGGTTCGGGACGCGCGCCCGGACAGCAGATTCGGGTCGATGTTGTGTTCAAGAGTTATCTTGAGCATCAGCGCCCACCTACCATCCAGTGCCTCATGGATTCACGGCCAAAGTCGCGCAAATCGACAGAGGAAACGCGGAAACAGTAGTCGTGGTTCAGCCTCGCGGCAGAATACGGCCACAGATTTTCCAACACCTCTCCCTTGATGAAATAACACTCAAGGCCGCTGTCGTTATCGCCGTCCAGAAGCGTCCACAAGCCGCTTTTATCGTCTCGGCTGAGATATTCCCTTGGCGGGACGTACTGCTTGTCACAGTCAACGGAAAACGGCACAAACAGCGTTGCGGAATCTGCGTCTTGCAGGCCGCTTCGCATGACGTTTGAGCGCTTGCCAAGGTCAAGGAATACCCCATGCAGGACGGCCACGTTAAAGCTGTCCTCCTCGGAGATAATGAGCGTTACGGTATGCGGCGTATACATGGCGCACCTCGGTACAACAGGCCTGTCGGCAGGAGATACATCTGGACGGTTGAAAGTAACTCCTTGCCGATGGCCGCTTGCAGTTCGCCGCTTGAGCGATAGCTGACAGAATGAGAGCCTACGGATTCGCTGGCAACTTCGCCGTCCGCTACACGCGCAAAAATCGCGTCGGACGCGGAAAACTTCTCGGCGCAGGCACAGCAGGCTTTCGCCAGTGCGCCCGTGCTATCGTCATAGGCCGCGGCCTTGCCCATCGTGACATAGTCCAGATAGTCGGACGCGCGGCCTGCGTATCGGTCGAAGTTGTCGGCGGTCAATAGGTCGCCGTAAAAGGAATTGACGTAGTATTCATACGTTGCATACGCCATACTTTTTCGCTCCCTTACTTGAGATACTGCGACATGACGAAACCGCCGCTTTCCAGCGCGCGCCAACCGTCTGGGGTTTCGGCTTTGGGGTCAATTTTCACCTTTTCCCCGTAAGCAAGCAACGTCAAAACTTCTGCGCCAAGGCTCGGCGCTTTTCTGACGTTCAGCCTGTGATTCGGAGAATCCGTGTTGACCGTGTATGTTTTGCGTGTAGCCACGTTCTTCGCTCCTTTCAGACGGCGTGAACGGCTTGGACGTGCCGCAACATATGTCCGCATACCACGCGCGTATCCGTAAAAATCGGAATGCCGTGCATTCGGCAGTTCTCGCAGAAATACAAGTCTTCCGAAAGCATAGCGCCGTCTTTATAGTTCGTCCAGTCGTACCACGGGTACGCGGTCTTTTTGAACACTTCCGTAATGATAAGGGCGCATCCCATACCGCCGCCGTGAATCTGTACTTTGTACTGCCCACTTTCCCGCAAAGCCTTGATTTCTTCCTGCCTGTATTCCGATTCCAGCGGGTAATTGAAATGCTTGTTCCCGTTTTCGTCGTAAATCTTGCAGACGCACGTTCTTCCTCGGTAAATGTTGTCCACGTCTCTATGGGCGTAAATGCCAAGGGTAACGTCCTTTTGGTCGTCAAGCAGATTTTGTAACGCGTCCTTGGGCAGAACCACGTCATTATCTACCATCAGCACAAAATCGGCGTTGCGGTCAAGGGCAATTCGGGCGATTCTGTTTCTCGCGGTCGCGCAGTCATAACCACGGACGTATTCAAAGCTTACATCGTGCCCCGAAACGTCCAAATCGTAAATCGACTTGAACGTGTCGGGATAGATGTTTTCAAACGTAGGTACGGCGATAAGCCCTTTCATTTATCAGCCGTTCGTCGCGCCAGTCGCGCCAGTCGCGCCAGTCGCGCCAGACGCGCCAGCGGGGAGATACACGGAGAACGGGCAACGGGTGCTGTTGCTGGCGTTGTACGCGTTGATGGGGTTGGGAATCTCCCAGCCCAGACGCATGACAGCGCGGAGCGCAACCATGTCGTTCTGCATGAGGTTGTACGCGATAGAGCCGTCGGACGGGTCTTGCACCACGCCCTCGGTGAACACCTTGAACGTGATGTCCTGACGAATGGCGTACACAAGCTGATTGAAGTCGCCGACAATCATCTGCGCGGCGGTGGTGTCGAAAGCGCCATTCATGGGGAATTCCATCCTCATGCCGTCCAGAGCATACTTCGTGCCGCTCTGGAAATCAGCCTTGAAGATGGGCTGTCCAGTCGTGTCAACCACGCCGCGCAGTTTGCCGCGCATGGGAACGCTGGCGATAACGCCGTTGGGCATATAGCCGTCCTGCTCGATGAGGGAGATAAGGCCGTTCTCGCCCATGATGTCGTTGAACAGGGTCGAACCCGCAGACGGGGTAACGGTGTTGCTGGAAGAAGTCGCGGTCGGAACGATACCAGCGCGCCAAGTGCTGGGCTTGTTCGTGCCGAAAAGCACAGCCGCGTCGATGACCTTGCCGAAAGCTTCAACAAGGCGGGGGCGAACCTCGCCCCAGATGTCGTAGTTCGCGTCATCCAGAACGGCCTCCGCGATGGGAACGATGACGGCGATTTCCTCGGCGTAAATGGTCTTCTTATCCCACGCCTGCTTGGTGGTCTGCTTCGTGCCAGTATCGCCGTTGACGAAATAGGCCGTGGGCAGAGCGTCAAGGACGTTCATAGCCACGGTCTTGCTGGTCATGTTGGGAAGTCTGCGCCCCATGGAGAGGACAACAGAACCCTCGGTAACGCCCTGAATGATTTCACGGGTTACGGGTTCGGGGATAAGCCCCGAAAGGTCACTGCGGGTGATAGTGTTAACTGCCATTGTTTTACCTCCAATTATTTTGCGTTGCGGATGAGTTCGTTCATCTGCTCGTTGAACGACTTCTTGCCGCTGTTGCCGCCGTTAAGCCTCGCGCCCGTATCCATGCGGACGGAGGAGCGGGTCTTGTGGGTCTTGAAATACTCCTTGGCGGCATCCTCAAAGTCGGTTTCCCCGTCCATCTCCTTGGAGATTCGATAGACGTAGTAGTCAACGTCTTCCGGGTCAACACCCTTTCGGAGGAGATAGCTTTCACGCCTCGCCATCTCCAGTTCGGCCAGCGCGCTGTCCAAGTCCTCGCGTGTAGCGGTTTCGTCCTTGCCGCCGTCCTGTTCCTGTTTCCACGCGCGGAACGCGGACAATTCCTCGGCGCTGGGCTGGTTCTTGCGCTCCTTGGCCAGCCTGCGGCTGATAAGCGCGTCAACCTCGGCCTGCGTAAAGGTCTTCTCTTCCTGCTGTTCTTCTTCCTGCTCGTCAAGTTCGGTTTCAAGTTCTTCTGCCATGAGATACCTCCGTTTAACGCCCGTCGGCTTATTCCGTTTAGAGGCCGTCGCCTATCCGTTTAACGCCCGTCGGCAAATAAAAAGGAACGCCCAAATAAGAGCGTTCCTCGTTATCCTGTTTTAAGCGCCTTAAGCGCTTCTCTTGCTTCTTTCGGGCCGAAGCCTGCAATCTGCGCCCGTTCGCGTTGTAGCGGCAAGCCTGCGGCCTTGCTGAAAGCCGCGTA